CTCTCCAAAAGCATTTTTGCTGAACCGAACCTTTTGCTCTGTATCATATTGCCGCCACCCATTTAGCAGCGTCGGGGTTTGCCAATTAACAGCAGCATCGGCATTTGTGATAACTCGGCTCCAACCTTTCCATCCTTGGCTCGAATCTAAATAGTTTGAGTACATCTTGTTCTGCTGGTCAACAGCTACCGCATAGCCCACCGTCCCGACGCCGTTGCTATCAACCGCTGTCATATGGAAAAATCCCCGCGTAGGATTCGTACTCGGAGCATTTGTCGCGCTTCCAGTTGAATAGAAAGTTCCGAACCGTTTCCCGGCTTGCTTGATTTTAGTATAAAAATCATCGGCATCCCCTACTGAAACGAACGCACCGCCGTCATCATTCGTCACTTTAACCAACTGACCCGCATTCCATTTCGTACGTTCAGCCGCAGTGATATGGCGTACATTATCGGCCGTATGTGTATCAAATTCCGTTTTAGCCGCCTGCTTCACGTTGTCTACATTTGATAATCCGACTTGTTCCTTCGTTACTGCGTGGGGGTTCTCGGTATCTCCGACGTGATTGTCTAAATCCGTCTTCGCAGCTTGCTTGACGTTATCAACGTTCGACAGACCGATCTGAGCTTTCGTTACCTTATGCGGATTGTCTGTTTTCGCGGCATGTTCGTCGGTGTAGGCTTTCGCTCCGGCCTCAGCAGCATCCGCCTTCTCCTGCGCTCCTTCTTTCGTTTCGATATTATCGAGATTTTCGAACTTCGCTTGCAATTCGGTCAGGATCTGTTCGGCATCGTCCGCCATCTCTTGAATGACGGCCTTAAGCGATTCGAAATCTTGTACGTAATACTCGGCTACCGGCGCAATGTCCTGATCGACGAGAGCCCTATCGATTTCAAACGAGAATTTGTGTACGCTTAGAGACTGCCCGTTATTATAGTTAACGTAGAGTTCGGCCTGCACCGTTCCATAATGCGTAACCTGTTCCGGTGTCAAGACATAAAAAATAACGCCCCCTAGCGCGTCATGAACTTCCGTATTGACGTAGAACTTGCTTCCGTCTGCAAACCGCATGAACAGTTTTCCGTGAGTCGCTTGGCTGATCGGTAGTGGTACGCCATCTTTCGTTAAGCTGAACGTTAGCTTTGCCGTATCGATATCCTGCGTACTGAATTGAATGTTCGCGGAAATACTTCGTTTGATTTGCGAGTTTATATCGAGATGTACATCAGTATTTTTATAGATCATCGTATCCTCCTTCCCGGGTTATACCGTTTGATTAACGACCGGCTCTTGGTAATAAAATTCAGGGTTCGGAACGTAAGCGCCTGAAATAACGATGTCACTGTTAGAGACTGTCACAAATACCCCCGCAATCAACCGCTTCTCGATAGAATAAATGTTGTTATTTCGCAGCGTAACGTTCTTTGAGGCGTTCGTTACATAGAGCCCGTTATAGCGATCGAGCTCAGCTAACCCAACGTTCACGACCGTATTGTCGTGGACTTGCGAGCGCTTTGTTGAGTCGTCGAGATGGATTCCGTGACCGCCCGCTCCTGTTACCGTATTTCCAATGATCTGAAGGGTGTCGCTACTTACGCCAGACGCTCCAACGTATACTCCCGTAATCGCAATGTCCGTCAGTTGGTTCCTAGTGATCGTTGTACACTTTGCGGTAGCCAAAGAAATCCCATTATGGCCGGAGTTTTCAATTTGGTTAGCGTCAACTTTGACGAATTTTGCCTCCTTGACATAGATAGCGTTGGCGTTTCTCGGCGTATTTTTTATTGTGTTTTTGCTAATCACAACGTTTAGGATTGTTCCGCCCTTACCTTGCCCCCATATTGCAATGCCTCCGAGTAGATCATCCGTTAGTGTTAGTGTGTCGATTGTATTGTTCTCGATGATCACATTAGACTGCTCTTGTGATGCGTGCGTTTGTGTGCCGTCGACCGTAACCGTATCCTCAGGCTTGCCGACTAACGGAGGGTTGACGATGATTCCGGATCCACAGTTCGTAATCTCATTACCGGCAATGTAGACGTTATTCCACGCATAAGCACGAATTGCAGCGTTAATTGTCCCACGAATTTTATTGTTAACAATACGTATATTTTCGTGCGATACGCCGATGAATGAACTGTGCGATTCAACTGCGCGCCCCCACGACGCCATTTTTGAGGACGGACCGACTTCGCAGTTCTGAACCGTGATGTTCCTACACGGAGTGCCGTCGAAACTGCCGTAGGTGCCTAACGTAGGCGGATTGCCGTTTTTATCGAGGTCGATCTGAAAAGCTCCGCGATATTCGGCGCCATCGAATCCGAACGCCTTAACGTTATCAATCAACCCCGTATCAATACCGTTAAATTCAACGGCATGACCGCCACATACGTCATATACCGTAAGGTCCCGGATGACAATGTTCTTTGCGTGCGCGATCAGGATCGCCTGCCCGCTTTTGAATGCGTCCCCGTTTGACCGCCACGTTCCGCCTTCAATAACGATATTTGAGTAGCCGTTATATTTCGTTAATCTCGGATTTCCTTTTTCCTTTTCGAAGTTTACGATAAAGTCGTCCGCGTGCTGCCGATCAAACACCACGTTACTGTTTAAAGTAAGACGCGTATTCGACTTAATGAGTAGCGTCTTTTTCAGAACATAAGGCGTAGAGCTGGCCGGAACATACACTTGAGCGCCGCCTAAATCGTACGCATCGTCTAAAGCCCGCTGGATATAAAGACTTGCGTCTGCTTCGCCTGGGATCAAGTAATTCAAAACGTTTAATGACCGACTTTGAAGATCCTTTTTAATCTGATTGTCCTCGGAGTCCAGACGATCTTTAAGCGTTGGGTGAACAACCGCGTCCGTATCTACACGAGCATCGACGACCTCTTTCACGTCTGTTCCGTCGTGATTTAAAACTAAATTCGTAAATCTCGCCCATAGGTTATCGAGTCTATCAGAAACAGTAAAACCGCCGTGTTCGATTTGCTTCGACGTGTGGGCGGTTTTAGCTTTTTTGTGCGTGTCTAGCGCTGTATTTGAATCTCTAATATCAGACTCAATGTCCGAGAGGTTCTGGTTATAGTTATTCCGGAAAATATGATCCCACGCATTGCCGGCTTTTCTATACGGATATCTAGCCATTCGTCTCCTCCTTTGCTATTTTCACCCTGGTATGACTGCCTATTATACAGCTTTAAATTGCGTATAAATACCGATGAATTGGTTCGACAACTCTGCACTAGAACTGTTTTCGATGCACACATCTCCACTAGGAGTGACTACGCCTCGGAAATACTGTGGAATCCCATCTGGAGATACTGACGAAACTCCGATAAACAAGTACGGGAAAGGAGGCCTATATCCAACTGGAAGAGTGAAAGCTGGTATAGCGTTACCAATTGTACCTGAGGATATGGCGCCTCGAAGGTAGACTGTACCAACGAAATCTTTTCCGTACTGAATCGGATAATTCCAACTTTGATCTGGGTACTGCACCCAGCCATTTTTAAGAATTGGAGTTGCCCATGTAATCGAATCTAGATTATCCAGGGAATTCGAAGCCGCATTCCATGTCGCTCTTTCTTCTGCGGTTATATGGACAACAGTATTACTTATGTGGGACTGAAGTTCCGCCTTGGTTGCGATTCCATTCATATTTATTGCAGAGTCTTTTATTTTTCCAGTTGAAGTATCAATAACTTTGTCGACCGCTTTTTTTGTTGTATTAAAACTTGCGATTATGTCAGAAGCCTTTTTCGCTATCGACCCGAAAGTAAATGTAGGCGATTTGGATTCGTCAGAGTAATCCTCCCTACTCACCGCTCGTAGCTGAACGTTCAAATCAAAAGGCTCAATAACACACCATACATAATCACCTTTTTTAATATCAGACAGCCCCATGCTTTTAAGTTCAATTGCAGTAAACGTGAGGGATATATCCATGCTATCGTTTAGCTGCTTTTTCATGGCCGCTAGAAGACTTTCTTTATCTGTGTATCGTTCGTCTTTAACCGGATCCGCATGTTTGATGCCGTAGAATTCCGCTAACGGGCTCGTATATTCAGCGAACAAATAATTGCCCTTTTCGTCCTTCTTCCCATATCCTCGAATATATGTCGAAAAACTACTGGTATCGATCTCTTTTTGCGGATCTTTTACGTTGAACTTATATCGCAAGAATGAATCATCTCTTTGAATGCCGAATTTTTTAGCAACGTAGATTTTCTTGCCTCTATAGTCGAACTCCGCTCCGAACTTTTCGAGAATATCACGAAAAAGAGCAAGCGAATTGTTCCAACCGAAATTTTCTACCCTGACAGATATCGGCAAGTCTGTCGTATCTATTTCGAAAGTGTACCCACTTCCCGCTAATGCAAAAGAGAGCATCGCATCCAATCGAAGCGTGCCCGTCTTTTCTTCGTATATATAGTTATTCATTAAGTCGTCGAAGATACGATGGATGGCCGTTACTTCAACTCCGACTCCTTTCCGGTACGTTCGTTCTCGGTGGGTTTTGATGATATATTCTTCGTTATCAAAAATAAGTGTATTTTCATTTTTGACAAGGTTATAGCCAGACTGATTATTCTTAGTCTTGACCCCCGTAACTTTTAACGACCGCGCACCGTCACTACCGTCAGTTCGCGTTGTCACAAAGCCTGGCAACGGCTCCATTACACCTGTTGCATCTTTAACCGCTAATATTTTCAATTGATTCACCTACTTATAGAAAAAGAAGAAATCAAACGAGATTTCGAAACTTCCAGATGTACCAGAAAGTTCGATGTCATTCCACCCAGGTTTCAACGAAATGTATCCTCGATTAGTATTTCCGTAAACGCTAATACCGTTTTTCAGATGGCGCAACCCCTCGAGTTTTATCTTGTCGGTTGATTTCGTTGTTCCGTTGTATGAAACAGTTTGATCCGTTGTTATATTCTTGATCGCAAAATTTGTGGATGATCCGGAATATACGATATTCAGAGGCATCTCGTTACAAGGATCGACTGTTACGTTACCAGCGTTATAGATTCTGAATTTTTTAGTGCGATGGATATAGACAAGTTCATCCGCGGGTATAAGTCCCTGACCTATCTGCCAAATATTTTCACCGAATGTGAAAGGATCAAGTGTCGAACCGACTGAACTCGCAAACGGTAACGGAGACGTAAATTCAATTTCAAATGTACCGGTCCTTGGGTTTACGTCTTCTGGCTCGAAGGTGCTGCTCGGTTTTACCGTCCACACTTTTCCTGGTTGTCTCGAATCGATTAGTTCTATAGGTTCTTCGCACGCAAATAAAGCGTAAACCTCATCGATCACCAATTGGTAATCGAGATGGTCTACGCCCTGAATCATAAACTTCGCTTTGAGCTTTCGCTCACCGAACGTTGTTCCGGTATCAATCGTGCCGTGACGACCGTCTACTTCCTCGTAGTTAGTCCGGTGTGTTAATGATTCTTTACGAAAGCTCAAAAGCTTTAAGCCGTACTTACGGTGATCGATAGTCTCACCGTTCTTTATAATCGTCAGGTACGCCAATTATCGATCACCCCACAACAATTTATTGAATCCGATGTTCTGTGCTTGGCCTTTTTCTACACTGTCTGTAAGCGCCGCCGAGTCGACAATAACATTCGAATCCTTACGTAGAATACCTGTTAGCAACGTGTTGGTTTGGCGCAGTAATGCGTTTTGTCCCCGCAGCAAAGCAAGTTCCTCCTCGTTACTTCCACCAACAGGATCCATACCGATTTCTCTGCCTGCCGCCGTCCATAATTGCTGCGCCCGCTGCCTATGGTTTTGCAACGGAATAATCGCTTCTGGACCTTCTTCCGCAATCCAGGCGAGCTGCTTTTGCGTCACAATATCGCCGATTTTATACCCTTTGTACGGACCGCCTTTCGCCATCGATCTGATTCCTGGAGTATTAAACGGGCTTCCATAGCGAGATTTGATATAACGGATAGCCGCAACCGCGTTGTGGACCGGATTCATGATGTCGCCCATGCCCGGAAGCTTATACGCATCAAACGTTGGTTTGATCGTTTGCATAAGACCCATTGACGGTGTACCACGTCTCCAGTTCGAGTCCCAACGGTTAATTGTAGACGGACCCGTACGGCCTCCGGACTCTTTCATCGCAATTGTAACGAGTGGGGCGAACCAAGAAGCTGGCGAATTCGTTTTAGCCATCGCCGCCCGAATCCATTGCTTAACGTTTCCGGACGCTTTATCGCCGCTTCCGAAAGCTCCACCAAAGTCAGCGAGTTTCTTTTTCATAAAGCTGACGGCGGAATCTTTGACTTTACCGAAGGCACCTTTCGCAATTGTCCCGAAAGCTCCGGAAATATCCGGCAACTTCAGTCCGAGACTTTCTATCGTTTTAGCGATAAGTTTTGACGGATTGCTTACGTATTCCCACGCATCAAAAGCGAAATCCTTAACACTGTTTACGGCAGCTTTACCAGCATCAACAGCGGATTTTCCAACATCGATAGCAGAATCGAAGAAACTTTTGTTCTTCGTACCTTTCTTGAATGCAGGGATTCCAGACGATAGTACCTCGCGTGTTTCTTTATGAGGCAAGACTTGCGTCCCCTTCGGTAGATTAAAGAGCGTGTCGGTTCCAGGGCTTAAACCTGTGAAACCGGAAGGTGTGCGGAATAACTCCGGACCACCGCCATCCCCTAAAATAGCAAGACCGCCTTTGTGACCGCCTGCTGGCGTACCTTTAGCGAACCTCGGAATTTCGAGTTTAGGGATTCGGAGTTTCTTATCCACCCCGAATGTATCGAGTAGCTTGTTAATCCCTTTTTGCGTCAAGCCATTGATAATTCCTTCAAGTCCACCGATCATCGTATTTCCTAGAGATTTAACTCCAGATAGGGCTTTGCCGGCCATATTTTTTATCCCGTCACCAATTTTACCTGGTAACGCCTTTGCTCCCTCGATCATGTTGAGGAACGTGTCAGCTGCAAATTTCCCGATTGATTTGAACAAACCTACTGTTCTGTCCTTCAAGAAATTCCAGGCGCTAACTGCCCCATTGACCAATCCAGAAAAGAGTGTGAGAACTACATTTACAGCTCCTCGGATTACTGCGGTGATTATGTTCCAAATACTTTTCAGAATCCCAAGTATCGCATTCCAGACTCCGCTCCAGTTGCCTTTTAATAACGCAGTGAAAAACTTAACTATATTGATCACGATATTGAGTGCATTTTGGATTACACTAACAACTACAGGGAACACGACTTGCACAATTTTCAGCACGAATTGGATCGCTGGGATAAGAACAGTGCGAATTATAGTTGCCACTAACTGTAAAACCGTTACTGCTACCTGCATGGCAATCTGAATGATACTTGTTACAACAGGGAAAACTGCCTGAACAACTTGCAGAATGAGTGGTAGCAAGGTTACAGCCAACTGACTCAAGATTTGAGCAACTGATATTAACAGATTAGCGACGATAGGCACTACAGACTGAATTATCGCCAGTACTGGCGGGAAAATTGACTGAAACGCCTGTAGCAAAATTGGTAACAAGGTAGTCGCAATAGTGGTTACTACTGGAACAAGGGACTGAATCAACTGTAGCACTATTGGAAGTACAGACGATACGATTTGTAAAATTAGCGGAAGCAAAGATGTAAATGCTTGAGCTAACATTGGCAATAGTACCGATGCGACTTGCATAATAAGTTGTGCAAATTGGACTTGGAAAGATGCCCATGTCTGAATCAACTGTCCAACCAACGTTACAACTTGCGGTAGAAACGCCGCGAAAGTCACGCCTAATTCCTGGATTACCGGCGCTATCTGAACCGCAATTTCAGAGAATGATTGACCTAACGTTGTCCACAATTCCCCAAAAGCATTTCCGAGCTCAGTAAACGTTGGTCCTAACGAACTAATGCTGGACATTATGACTTCGCCCGTTTTCGCGAATTCAGGTGCAAGCTCTGCTGCAATATCCGAAAAATACCCGATAAATTGATTTATGATTGGCTGAATCGCAACTACAACGTTACCGATCACCGACATAATCTGTGACCAGGCGTTCTGTACAGACGCTCTAAACTCTTCGTTTGTTTGATATAGTCGGAATAAAAAACCGGCTAGACTAACAAGAGAGGTGATGACAAAACCAATAGATCCGGAAACTCCGGCCATCGCCAGCCCTAACGCAGTCACGGTTGGCGCTAAAATCGATATGATTCCGCCCACGCTCGAAAACGCAGCCCTTAAATTCTGAATGAATAAATCTACTGCGGAGCCGGCTCTATCCGCTAGTCCGGAACCGAATCTATCTGCGATCGACGATCCGATGTTTGAAACGAATTCACCTATCGAATTAACCACGTTAGCAAATCGCTGTCGTACTGCCGGAACAATAACGGAGACGCCGTCAGCAAATCTCTCCCATCCGGCTATCGAAGCTTTTTGTATAAAATTAAATGTGTCTCCTACCACTGCCGCAATACTGCTGAATGCCGTAACCGTCACGTTTCTAACTGATTCAAAAGCACCGTTTACAAAATTACGGAATTTCTCAGACTTCTTGTACGCGATTACAAGAGCTGCTCCTACCGCGGTTATGCCAAGAACCGTAAGGCCGATCGGACTCGTAAGTGCTCCGAATGCAACACCTATAACCTTTATAAACTTTTCACTTTTGATCAAACCTTTTAAAAGACCGCTTACAGTCCCGAGTCCAGATATCATTTGGCCGACACCAAGCATTAAAAAACCTAACGCTGCAACAATGCCCAGCATTACAGTTGTAACCGCTAAAGAAATAGCTACGAACGATTGCATTCCTTTAGATAGACCATTAAACCAGTCCGTCGCGTTCTGAAGCACAGAAACGAGTGCAGAGATAGCTGGGGTTAGCGCATTACCAAATGAAATTTGTGCAGTTTCTACGGCACCGGAAAGTTCTTCGATTTTACCCTTAAGGTTATTCATTTTTTCAGCAGCAACATTATCCGCCTTAATTTTATCCATTGCAGCCGCCATTTTATCGAAGCCTTTACTTCCTTCCTTACCAAGAATCAACGCGCCTCGAATAGCGTCACTACCGAAAATATTGTAAAGGGCTTCTTGTTTATCTTTTGCGGACAAACCGTCAAGCGCCTTAGAAAGCTCTCCAGATATTTCTGTCATACTCCGAATATTTCCGTTAGCATCAAAAAATTTATTGTCCATGATTCCAAGACTCCGAGTGGCTTTGTCAAAGGCCTTCTCGAACTTTTCGGTCCCTTGCTTCGCTCCTGTCGTCTTTTCAACATACTTGTTAAGTGCCTCGTATATATCGCCGATATTTTTACTCGCTGGTTTGAAGCCTTTATCAGCCATACGTTTAAAAGCTTCGGAAGTATCAAGGGTGACTAGACCAAGATCGTGCATTGTCTCGTACTGAGCTTTTGTCATAGGTACTAAACGACTTAACATCGTTTTCATCGAAGTACCTGCATCTGATCCTTTAAGTCCATTCTGTGCGAAGAGGGCTAGTGTAGTAGCCGTGTCTTTAAAAGACAGTCCCATACCGGCTGCTACTGCGGAAGTCATTTGAAGACCATACCGCATCTCTCCAACCGTTGTTGCAGAAGAGTTTGCGGCCCCTGCGAGAATATCCGCTGCCTGTGCAACGCTAATGTTATCGTCTTTAAACGCATTCAGTGCAGTCGACGCAATTTCCGCCGCATCCGCAAGCTCTAATTCTCCCGCTGTCGCAAGCGATAGCGCGCCCTTAAGTGCGCCATTCAGTATGTCCTTCGTAGATACACCGGCCTTTACGAGTTCTTCCATACCTTGCGCAGCCTCAAGCGCACTGTATTTCGTATCAGCACCGAGTTTAATGGCTAATTCCGTAAGGGCAGCGCTGTATAGGTTGGCTTCTGCCGGATTCATGACCGCCTTCACGCTCGACATCTGCTGCTCGAAGTCCATCGCTTTTTTCGTTGAAACCGCAAGACCTCCGCCTAAAGCCGCTGTCGCTACGCCGAATGACATCGCGATTTCAGATCCCGCAGATTGCATTCGACCCCCAACGTCCCGCATCCGGTCTCCGACTTCACCCATCCGGTTGCCGAGCTCGTTCCAACGGCCCGTGTTCGATTGGATCTGTCGGTTCGTTGCGGCCAGTTCGGCTTGAGTTGTTCGAAGTTGTGCCGTCGCTTGATTCATTTGAACGCGTAATTCTTGAGTCGCCTGAGCATCTTCGCCTTTTGCGCGTTTAGCTTCGAGATACAGTCGGCGGATGTTTTTAAGTCGCTGCTCTTGTAACGAGATCGATTGCGTAAGATGTTCCGATTTTTGTCGTAGTTGCTCGGTAGTAGAACCGAAATCCCTTACGCCGGCTGATGCGGCCTTAAATGACGAATCCAATACGCGCAACTTCGTATCGATCGTCTTAATGCTTGCGCTAATTTTAGCGCCTAATTGACTGAAGCCGTTGCTCTGCTCTCGCATTTTACGGTTAAGAAGGTCTAACTGATCCTCAGTTTTCCGAACCGCTGCAACAGTTCGATTATACTGGGCGAGGAGCTTTTCGGATTGTGCCGAATACCTTCCCGTCGTCCTTACGCTCTCTTCATATTGCCGCTTCAACTCGTTAAGTTTTGCCTTTTGCGTTTGTAAAGTCCGATTTAATATGTCGGTCTTATTACGCAATGAATCCAGGCTGTTATCGAATCGGCCAGCGCCAGCCATTGCTGCTTTGAATTCCGAGTTTAGTACCTTTAATTTTCTGTTAACGTCCTGGAGGCCGCGAGAGAAGTCAATGTTGTCTAGACCTAAACTAACGCGTATAGATCCGACTGATTCAGTCGCCAAATCTCCGATACCTCCCTTCTAAAAACCCGGTATCTGATCGATATAGCCGAGTTTTTGTTGTGTTTTTCCGCTTCCGTGAGAGCTACCACCATCACTAAAATTCATTAGTTCGCAAAACCACCCGATGTCCATTTCGTCTAGGTAATAGATATCCGAGGGTTTTTCGGAGTTGTCGAGATAGAGCTTTTTGAGATCCCTATCAAGCTGATCTAAAACATCAAGGGGTAAAATATACCCCGGTGTTAGTTTTTTACCTCACCGATTGCCTGCGCTTCAGTTTCTTTGTTCTCGCAAACTTGTTCATTTGGAACAGCTACAGTTCCAACGACTTGTTGGATTGTTTCCGTAATTGTAGGAATTAGTTTTTCAGAAGAAATCCCATCATAAAATTGATCGATATCGAATTGTTCATCATAAACTCGGACTACGTAACCTACCAATGCGTCCAAATCTTCAACATCCAAATCATCAAAGTTGCTCGACTTTGAGAGTTTAATTGCTTCCCTCAACATACGCCCCTTTACGAAAGGTGCTTGAAATACCTTCTCTTCACCATCAACCATTAATGTGATTTGCATAACCCACACTCCTAATTTCTTTATTTTTTTAATAAAAAAGAGAGCTAAAAACTTAGCTCTCCGTTTCTATTTTCATCTTCGTTTGAGTCACAATTTCGCTCATAGGAGACTCGCCGGACTCATTAACAGCCGTTACGTTAATTGTGAGCTTAGTATCCGGATTCATACCAGTTGTTACATACTTAGGTTGCGTCACGTTTTCAGCGAATTTCTTGTCTGCCCCTCTGTAAACGTTATATGAAGTTGCCCCATCTACGGCATCCCATTCAACTGTAATAGAATCTGTCGTACTGTCGTACCGTAGATTCTGGGGCGCATCAGGGAGTAGAGGTTGTTGGTTCGTAAACTTTCTTAAACCAGTTTTCAATAACCTCTGCTTTCACGCCCTCATCTCCCGTAAATACGCTACGTTGCCAAACCTTGTCGTGATCGCGACGTACAAATACGCCAGAAATTGAGTCTGTTTGGAATTCCGGGCTATCTCCTTTAGTTGCAAAAGATTCCTCTTGCGGCTGGAATCTCCCTTTATATAGCGCATAAAGTTTTGATTTCCCTCCAGTAGTAGCCGACTCAAAAAGCAATGCGCCGTACGGTGCGATATCCGTTTCTTTCTTCTCTAGTACACCATCGCTAAGAATAGTGTGACCGAGCAACAACGCCTGTGCAGTAGTTGATAATTGATCGATACCGATTTCAACTTCCGTTTCTCCCAACGAAGATTCAACTTCTGAAGGGCCGTCATCAGCATATAGAGTTTCGCTGTTTGTGTTCGGTGTGATACTTGCTTCGATCGCATTTCCGATTTTAACCGGAGTATCGTAAGTAACTCCGTTCTCATCTTCCGTTAGAATTTTCGCAAAGTGTATATTTTTTAAACCTACGCGTACGCCTTTTGCCATAGGTTGCTTCACTCCTCTTCCGTATTTAGTGTCGTCCCATAACGCAAGACTTTGTGAAAAAGCTCAGTTTCGTTTTCATAAAGGTCCTGCTCGTTTGAACGAAAAAAGCCAGCTCGTTTGAGCCGGCTCTTTACCTCTTTTTCTAATTCTGAATATTTTGTCGGGTCTTTTGTGAAGATACTAATCTGAACATAGTGATTAGCGAAAGTTTCTACATCCTCCATTGAAAGTGCGTCAGATACGGTATAAACATAAAAGAGAATGTACGTGTCCTCGTCGCCCGAATACGTAATAAATCGAACAGGTACGCCAATATCTTTTAAAGTTGCCATTACTAGACTCCGTAGACTCATGGCAATAAATTCCTTCTCAGGTAGTTAACAATCTCTTGTTGCGCATCTTCCTTAGACGCAATAAAAGACGGCTCAACGAATGGTCGAGGAGCGTGCCCTGGGTGGTTAACTTCCTTACCGTAAACAATTTGGCCGTCTGTCTGTATCTTGGCTTTTCGCAGTTTTATAAGGTGCGGACTTGTGCCGAATTCAAGAAAATGCGCTGTGAAAAAGTCTTTTTCAGGACCGATTACTACTTCGTCTGACTTACTTTTTTCGACAGCGATCTTGTATCTTTTACTTGGGTTTTTATCTTCCATAGTTTTATAGATAGGCTTTGCTCCGGCATCTAATGCGCCGGACTTTAGCGAATTAGCCCGATTGCCCATACGTTGGATGTTTCGCATTACTTCGTCAAACCCGGAAATCTGAATGCTCATTTGATTCCGACCTCCTTCGTCACTATCGTAAAGGTGACGTTACGTTCATCGTCATTTATAAAGCTTTCTATTTCGAACGTCCTTCCCGCGTATGAAATGCGCAAGTCATTTCTAAGAAGCGACTTCATCCGTTTTGAATACCGAATAACAAATCGTGCTGTTCTGTCCGCCTGTACTGCGCCAGCCTGGTAAAATTCACGCCCCTGGACCGTCTTAACCGCTGACCAGACGGTCGCAACCGGTAACCATTCCTTTATTTCGAATCCCTCACCGTTTGTCGTTTCGGTAAACCGAAGAAATGTGATTCGCTTGTTAAAATCGCCAGTTTTCACGAGATCACCTCAGTTGCAATACGATTCCAGCTACTTTATTTCCGCTCAATGCCGTTGATCTATTTTCATACGCGTCTGTGACGTATACGAGGACGGCCAATTTATATAATTCAGATTCCTTGTCGGTTACGCCGGCGTTTTCCAGATGCGTCTTCGCTGCGGAAATGAAAAAGGAGATAAGGGAATCCTCCTCATCTCCATCAATACGAAGATATTCTTTTACCTCATCTAGAGAGATATCCATGTTTACTCACCGCCAGATGGCGCCGGGTCGACGACAGTGATCGATACGGTATTCTTAACTGTTGTCTTCACTTTCGATTTTACAGTAATCGTAGCAGAACCGGCTGCAACCGCAGTTACCTTACCGGAGCTAGTCACCGTTGCGACTGACGTGTTGCTTGACGTGTATGTTACACCCTGATCAGCCCCACTAGGCGATACTGTTGCGGTAATTTGCTGCGTCTCACCGACGTTTAATGTCTTAGACGATGGACTGACGCTGATACTTTCCGGATCAGGAACAGGCGTCGGCTCTGTTGTAACGGAAAGCTCGTCACTCAGCTCCGATGGATTTCCCGCCATTGAGATCGCCCGAACTTGGTATTTATACGTAGTTTCCGGCTTTAAACCACTCTCATTAAACGACGTGCCAACGCGGGTCCCGACGGAAACCCCGTCCCTAAAGATTTCGTATTCTTTAATTCCCCCAACAAAGGCTACGGCATCCCAACTGAGGGACACCGATGAGTCAGTCGAAGATGCCTTTAGCCCTTGGGGTGCTTTAGGGAGTAGTGTCTACTTTAGCGATACGGAATGCAGATTTCAGTTTGATTTTGTGATCAAAATACGCAGTAAGAACAAATACATTTTCGCCAGTTTTAACGTCTTTGTCGCTTTCGTAAGTGATTGCCGGATCGTAGTTGAAGTGAGAGTAACGGAAGTCACCGACGATAGGATCAACCGCAGCATCACAGAATTCAACTGGTTTACCGATGATTTGTTCCGGTTGTGCACCGTAAAGAGTTGCACTTCCATTAGCCAAAGTTTCAATGATTTCGAGATAGTCTGCGTATGTCATCATTACTTTTGCGTTTTCACGGAAGTCTTCTGGAAGATCCGCAATAGCTTTTTTGATCGCTTTATATTTATCTTCCGCAGTGACTTGCTTAATTCCGGCAGCGTAGAAGGACATTTCCTCTTCTCCCTGTTTCGGTGTTACTGCGAAAGAAACTTTTTTCTCTTTTGCAGCTAGGCCGGATTGTAAAGCGCGCTCAACTGTAGCGACCAGATCAGTATCAGTAGCCGCCAAAATAGTTTCGGAGATTTTCGCCATAACTTTGAATTTGCGGCGTCCGAAAGTAACCACATCTCCGTCTACTTCAAGTTCTTTAGCAGTCTGTAAATCTTGGATGAAATCATCATCGTCAAGGGAAAAATCAACTTTAGGGATTTCAAGATTTGTTACACTTGTATACGTTGAAAGTTCACGCAGCGGATTCTTTACAAAAGGTTCGTGAATAAGTTCTTCGGAAACTGTTTTAGGAAGGAGTTTTTCCCCACCTGTTCCGTTATTATCTCCTAGTGCAGCACGTACTTCAGGAGCTGGTACCTCTTTTCTCATTGTTGCACGGATTAAGCCTGCTTTAGCAGAAATTTTCTTAACCTTTGGATCTTCGCTGTTAAGTCCAGCAGACGCGCCTGCTTTTGCTTTTTCAAGACTTGCTTGAATTTTAGCTTTTTGTTCCCGCTCTAAAGTATCGTGTTGATTTTGCAGGATGTCCATACGCTCTTTAAGATCGTCTCTTTTTTGTTTTAGAGACCGTACTTCATCGATAGAAGCGTTAGGGTCAGCCGCTTTGTTCATGATTTCCTTTTCAACCGATGCTAATTGTGTTCCTACAGTGTTTAAGTTTGCCTTCAGATCAAATAGTTCCATTAAATGATTCCCCCGTTTTGAAGTTTTAGTAAATTCGTTTGTGCTTCCGCGATAAGCTGCTCACGGAACAGGCGCTCTTTTTCCGCCTGCTTTTCGTCCTCTTTCGTCTGATTAAGAAGCGATTCCGGAGTGTTCCGGTACTTCGCAAATAACTGCGTATCCACTTTCGCAACCGCAGCGCTAGGAGCTTCGATAGAATCACATAGCCCTAATTCGAGACATTCTTGCGCCGTCAGCCACGTTTCTGCGTCCATAAGTTCGATCAAACGATCACGATTGAGTTTTTCGCCTGCTTTTCCGAGATAAGCCTCGATAAGACTTTCGCGAATACGATCCATGTCGTCGGCTTGTTTGCGGAGTTCTTCCGCATTGCCTTGCGCAACAGTCCACGGATTATGAATCATCATCATCGCGTTTGCAGGCATAAAAATAGCGTCACCGGACATTGCGATGACACTTGCGATAGAGGCCGCCAGCCCGTCGACGTAGACGTTAACGTGGGCTTTGTGCCGCTTTATGATGTTGTAGATCGAATTCCCTTCGAAAACAGAGCCGCCTGGCGAATTAATATAGATATTTAGCATAGATACTTCGCCAAGTCCGTCTAAATCCTCCTTGAAAGTTTGCGCAGTCACTTCGTCCCCCCAGAACTGGGCCGAACTGATTTCACTGTAAATGTAAATTTCGCCTGTTTTAGCGTCATTCTTCGCCGCTTTGATTTCCCAGAACTTCTTTATCGTCCTCACCTCCTTTCGAGTCCTCGTTATCATCTTCGTTAATTTCTAACGATGGAGGCGTCGGTGCATCAGCTGATGTGATTTTCTGTTGCGCAACCTGGTCGATTGGGAATAAATCTTTGCTTAAATAAAGCGTGTCTCCGCCCTCTTCTGGCGGCAAATCCTCCCATGCACGCACCTCATTCGGCTTAAACCAGCCGCTCCGGATGCCTTGTTGATAGAAATTACCGCGGGTCTGCATGTCTCCGCGCAATAACGCGTTCATACTAAACTTAAAATAATAACCGGACTTGCGCTCCTTTTCAGTCAGCAGCTTCCGGTTGAATTCTTTTTCGTACTGAGTTGCGATAGGCATTAGCGTTCCTTGTACATAATCGATATAAAGTTGCTCCATATTGGAGACGTTGCCCTGTGTCTCGCCAAGCATGTACAACGGAATATTAAAGGCCTGCGCGACTCTTGAACGTGTCACTTTTTCGACCTCAAACGCCTTTGTATCGATGAATTCCTTCTTTAATTCACGGATTTTTACCCCCGGTTCCTGAATTAAGAGGCCGCCGTTGTCTTTATAGAAACTTTTAAAGTTCTCTAACATCTTTTCTTTGCGTGTATCGTCGAGTTGATTCGCTAATTCCAAAATGAATGATATCTTTGCTCCATCCATTTGTTCTAGACTGAAAAGCCGGACATCTCGATCAAAGTCGAGGGCGTTCCGCAGAACCTTTAGCGGTGAGATTCCTTTTAGACCGTCTACCGACGTATTTTTAACGTGAATCATGTCCATGTTGTGAACGAAATAATTTCCGTTGTCTCCTAAAATCTCGTACCAAAGATCCCGAGTAGTCCCTTCAATCACCGGCTGCACTCTCGAAGGATCCAAAACCTCTAATCCAACGACTTCATAACGCATTCCGTACCGTTTTATTGCGTAAGCATTGCCATATACGGCCCGATGCGTCTCCAAAAGGCCGATAAATTGCCCGGATGTCATGTTATGATTCGGCGCGTATGTCAGAAGCTCGGAAGCCTGAGACTCAATCGGTTGATAATTTTTATACGCCTTGATCGGTAGGCTTGACATCGTGTTTGATAATCGCGACACAGCCGAGAAAACTGTTTCGTTGTCAGCCAGCGCATGTTCTCCGTAATTTCCTAGAATAGTAGCTCGAGGAATATACCAGTGTGTTAGATCCCTTCTCGTTTCTGCCTTGACATCGGATGGCTTGCGAAAAAAGTTCCGAACATTGCTCCAAAAGCCCAATTTCTCACCTCCTAACCGTTTAATAGATCGCTAATTGAGATAAATCCAACACTTCCGCCCTCAACCGGCTTCGTCATATCGAGATAAACCTGTGTATGCGCGTTCAGAAAAGCCGCAAAGCCATCGATTTTCCGGTACCTCGTTTGTTTAGTCGGCAACCAATTACCGTTCCGATCTTCGACGAGCTTGACGTTGTTTAGATACCATGTGAAAAGCTTGTTTTCGTTGTAAACGACGTTTCCGTCAAGCAATAATTCTTTGATATGCTTTAACGGGTCACTCAACGTGATGTATCCCTGACGCACGACCTCCGTTTGGAATCCGTAGTTTTGAAGATCGTGAACCAACCGCATTGCATTCGCCGGGTCAAACGTGATCTTATCGATCTGATATTTGCGCGACATCTCGACGAACCAGTCGTAAACGTACTCATATTCCACGTATTCGCCCGGAATAATCGTCAAATATCCGTCGTCTTGCCACTCTCGGTACGGTATTTTCTCGTTATCTTTCTCGACTTTTGCCGCCGGAACCCATGAATGAGACAAAACAAAAACGCGATTATCCGGCAAAATAAATTCCAGACACGCGCTCGTAAAGTCTTCCGTTTGTGATAAGTCGAAGCCGCCGATACATCTCATGCCGCGCAGTTCTTCGATATCATGATATTTGTTATTACGTTTTATAACTTCGAAGTCTACAAAGCTTTGCTCGCCGTTATCCACGAACATATTAAACTGCTTCGTAATCCAGTCGTTTCTCTCTTGCGGGATGTCGCGATCCGACCGGTAATCCTGAACCATTGTCGGAAGCTTCATCGTTACCCCCATATTCGGGTTCGCTTTTATCCATTCAGTCGGCTGATCTATCTCCTTTTCGTCGTCTAATTCCGCAATAAAGTAGAATTTTCGGTCCTGTTCATTCGATCCTTCAAGAACATCGGAAGCAACTTCGTAATATTCAACTAATGGGCCGTCTAAAACGTACCCTGCGGTCGTAATATAAATAACCATCGGCTGTCTCCGCGCAGACCAGGAGCGCTTGATTACGTTTATCAGCTTAAATCCTTGGAACTCGTGTATCTCATCAAAAATGCCGAGGTGAGTATTAAGTCCGTCAAGCTTTTTACTATCGGATGCTCTCGGCTCAATACGACTCAAAGACTTCATATCGAATATTCCTTTTTGGTTTTCCTTCATATTTCTCCGAAGTGCTGGCGACTTCTGAACCATCGCCCGGCTTTCATCGAAAAGTTCACCAGCCTGCTGCTTCGAGTTGGCTAAAACGTAAACACGCGCCCCCGGTTCGTTATCTTTTGATATCGCAAAGTTTGCTAATCCGCTAATCATCGTCGTTTTACCGTTTTTACGGCCAATAAAAACCAGGCCCTCGCGAAATCTCCTCAACCCGGTATCACGATGCACCCACCCGTAGAGTGAGCCGATTACGAAATGTTGCCACGGCTGAAGCGTTAGGTTGGCGTAATCACCTTTTGACGGTTTGCAAAACTTTTCGATGAACCGAATTGGTCGGTGTCCTTTTTCGGTATCAAATACGTAAGGAAATTCGTCAGTACCAGCGCGCTCCAAGTCTTGCAGGTGACGTCTACACGCCAAAACATTTTTCCGACTTGCTTTAATTTCTCCCGCAACAACTTTCTCCGCGTAAAAGGTTGTAAGTAGATTTTCGGCCGGTTTTTCGCATATAAATCCGGCCATTTTTTGCGTTTTTAGCCAGTTTTCGAACCATTTTTCGAGCTCCGTAGGGCTAGAATTCGTCGTAATCGTCGTCATTTTCACCACCACCCGCGTTTAATTCTTTGCGCTGTGCCGGCGTAAGATCGAGCGATTTCAGAAGATTGTTTAACGTCGTCACCGTCTTCGTAAGCTCAATCGCTAACGGATTTTTGACGAGGTTTTCCGCGCCTGCTTTGTTCGTATGCCGCATCATTAAAGGGTTTTCGGCTACTTCCTTTTTTAGTCGGCGGTAAAACTTATGAGTGTCGACGTAAAGTTCGATCAGTTCTTCATCCGATTCTTTATATCTGTCTCCGAGATATTCCCGGATTTTTTTCGCTGTCGGTACCGCCATTAAAACACTCCTTTCATTCGGGGAGACCCCCCCTTTAATGTAAAATTTCTGGTCGCGCAACAAGCGAAGGGGGCCCGCCGGTCCCTTGTGTTTTTGTTTTTTAGTCCTGAGGGGAGGGGGCTATAGTTCAGGGTTAGCCTCTGCCTTTATAACTCTAATTTTTCTCTGTTTCTTCTCTGTTTTAGCGCTTTTCTGTCCCTTCTCTGGATGGCGTTTATTGTGGCAGGAATTGCAGAGACTGATCAAATTTGATGCATCTAAAGCTAATTCAGGGCAGTCTCGCAGCTCCTTTATATGGTGCACGGTCTCGGCTTTTGTGATCGTTTTATTAGCGAGGCAGTCTTGGCACAGGTGATGGTCGCGCTTGAGTACTAAGGCCCGACACTTAGCCCAGGCTGTAGATTTATAGAACGCTCGTGCTTCGGGATCGCGTCTATGTTTGTCGTAGTAGTTACTCATCGTTTCGCACCAGCCATGAATCGCGTTAAGGTTAACGCTGGACCCAGGCGTATTAACCTAGGCTTACAGAACGGACGGTTGGCAAGTTGTACTAAGCCGAGCTCATAATCTCGTTCCCTACGTTGCTCTCGTAGATACTTATAGCGTTGCTTACGTTCTCTATTCATAAGCCTTCTCCCCTTTCATTAACTAAAGCGTCAATCACTCTACAGTGACTTAGGCCTTCGTTTGTTCTTATTATCCTTTTAGATACAATCGCGATAAGGTACTTAATAGACTACTAATATCTGCGTATCGTATGAGCGTTAGCGAATAGAGGCGCTATTATTTGTTTGTTATTATTAGTTCGTTATTATTGCGTTTGTTATTATTACCGTCACTCTACGGTGATTTAGGTAAATCACTCTACAGTGATTAACGTAAGTCACTCTACGGTGATTGACCGTATATAACGTCCAGCCTCCGCCTTATCTCTGCATCACTTAGCCCGCTATAATATTGCGGATAATACAACTTCTCGCGCTTATTCGACGCGTAGTCATACGCTGTCTTCAGTAGTCCTACCGCCTCCAACACGTTAGCCAACCGCGCTATCCTATTCCGCCCTATCCCCGTCTCTTCAGCGATCTTATCCGTGGAGGGAAAAGCGCTCATATATCGATCGTTGTCAGGATGTCCGTTCACATGCGCCAGAAGGTACGTATACAATTGCGCCATGGATCCGTTACCCTTCTCGTATTCTCTCGCGATAGGAACCAACCGCCGCCATAAGTCGTGGGGTATCGGTGCGTTGCCGGTTAGTTCACTTTCTTTCTGCATCGCGTAAGCTTTCCGTTGTAGCGCCTCCCGCGCCAAATGCTCGAATTGCTTTCCCATTGACTATCGACTTCCTTTCGTTAACTAATCGCGCTACTCACTGCGCCTTCGCATTCGCCTTTCGGGCGTCATATTCGTCCAGCAGAGCGCCAAAGTCGGCGTCTCTTTCGAATACCCACATCCGGTTATTAGTTCGCGGATGCAGCTTCGTAAATTTATAGCGGCGGCCATTCGCCTTTAAGAAGTGCATCAGCGTTGTTGAGTAGCAGTAAAATAATCCGTTCACTTAACATACCTCCCGTTTAATTAAAAGTCGCGATTACGCATCGCATACAAACCGGAAATAATACGGCGCCGTTCGCTTCCTATCCGAAAGCCATCGTACCAATAATCCATCTGCCGTATGACTCGCCGCATCTCCGCGTTGTCCGCCTGTCGTAAATGTTCCGGAGCATAGCCACTGTCACGTAGCCATATTCGAAACGTATCGTATTGAGTTTTGTTTAACGACAGACGACTCACTCCGCACCCAACTCCTTCCGAATCAATCGCTCGGCTTCGGTGAATGAGAAATCGTCAGCATTCGGAAATTCAAATTCAACTTCCGCACGATTACCGGAATCAAATTCAATTACAGATGCGACCTTCATTCCGTAAGCAAACGAAGTTAATAAGGAACCTCCGTCATATACATCGTGAGTATATAAACGCTCGATCCTTCTTAGGTCGATCTTCATTCGTCCGTCCCCTCCTCAACGTAAATAACTTCGGCTGCATTATCGATAATCCACCGAAAATGCGTGCCCTTCACGATAGGATTTTCCACATAGCCCGGCAGCATATATAGCGTTACGTCTTCCGCATTTATACCGTCAATTACGTAAGGATTACGCGATACAAACTTCGTGTATTTATAGCTCGGATAGTTCGCTTTCACACGTTTCCATATCGTTTTGGCTTCGCTAACGGTCCTTCCTACAACGAGAGCGAGTCGCCGCTCTTCTTGTTTAGGGCCGTCGGACAGAACGAAAAAGGCTTGGCGCAATTCATCGAGCTGTTCGTCATATTCGTCGCTGGCGGTAAGTTTAACGGTTATTTTACCGCTCATCAGCGCTTCTCCTTCGAATTTCTTTTCCGTCGAGATACAAGCCAGTATCATATAACGCCCGTTGTTCCTCCCGCAATTCAACCAGCGCCTTAGTCGCCGCCTTTGCTTCGCGATGAACCGCCTTGAGGCCGGTTATCGCGTCGGATACATCCAAGTCGATTTTAATTTTGCCGATTGATTCGCGCTTTGATTCCGCCATTCACATCGTCTCCTTTTCGTTTCTTTATCGCCTGCGCACCGGAAGGCCCGTAGGCAACGCAAGCACAAAAAGACCTCCGCCGTGTTGACGGAAGCCTCGTTCTGATTGCGTTTGGTAGCCGACTGCTTTATATCTATCCGCAGTCAGGACGGGTATAGCGTCCCTAAGACGAGGGAATGCGAAGCTACCTATCGCAGATATACGCGACAATATTACACGCTTTCCGGTACGTATTTAACGTCCCCACCGGCGGAGAATCCGACGTCGCTATCGGATATGCGGGCGAGGATTTGCACCTCGCATAAGTTTACGGCCCTTCGGCTTGTATGCGTCTACCTATTCCGCCACCGCATTCGTGATTGAATCGCATTATATATGCGTGATTTGCCCGTATATTAACGAGCGAAGCAAAAGACGAAATATTATCGCCTTCAGGAACGCCTTGTACATCCTGGTACATGCGCAAATAGGATCGGAAGGTAAGACCGAAAATAACCCTTCCGCGCAGATGTGGAAGCGTTGATCAGGCGCTCAAACACCATTCCGCTTATTTTGCGAGTTGTCTCGCTACCCGGAAAATTTACACAAAATTAGTGCTTTTAACCGTCACCCTACCGAATACCCTCGGCGAAGGCTAAGACGTCTAATTTCGTGTGATTTGAGCGTGAAAATCGTTATCTATTACGCTTTGTATTCATCAATGACTTCGCAAATATACACATCAACACCGTTACGAGATTCGTTCATAATCCGTTCAGCATAATCGGCGAGCGCGTCTTCGTAACTGTCGTAGATCGCTTGGCCTGCGTCGCAATAGTCGCTGAAGACTGCGTATTTCATTCACGAGCACCTCCGTTTATATATCGACGCAATATGTACTAAAAGGACGCCAAGTGTGCGGCTAATGCCTGTTGTTGCTCCGTAGTTGTAGCGTCCTTCTCATAACGTATAGACAACTACGTAGGTAAAAGTTGATATATTAACGGAATATTACTAGCGGCCACTCCGTCGCTAACGCTCCTCCGTGTCCGCGGATATTATTAAGACCTTATCGCGATA